AACATAAATAAGATGAACTCCGTCTATTTATGTAAGGAACGAGATGTCATCTTTCGACCCGAAGAAGATGCTAAAGGCCACTGGGCTAAACCCAAAGGATAAGCTCCTCTCGGCCCTGAATAGCAAGGCGTCTAATCTAACGTCCAGACTCTCCGGAGATCTGGCATCTAGGCTGGCTCAAGCTGGGCAATCTCTCCAGTCGGCCACATCTTTCGCTGCCGCTAGAACTGATGCTCTGTTGTCATCCGCACCCCAAGCATTTTCATCCATGGCGTCCTTGGGCGGAGGCGTGCCAGCTATCGAACGTATTTCTAGATCTGATTTGATTAGAACCAGGGGCGGTGGTGAAATCCGTTTCGATCCACAATCTGTCATTCCAGAATCTCAAGAGGACGGGCAATATACTGATACGACGAGGTATCCTGCCGATCTTCCAAACGACTACCGCATGTGCCTAGAGTTCATGGAATATGAACGCCCTGATCTATCTAAGCCACCAACTGGGTCTATGCGATTCTCCATCTCGCTGCCGATTCCAAACAATCTGCTAGAGAGTTATGGGGTGTCGTATGGCGAAGGCCAATATGGAGCGACGCTAGGCAATGTGGTCAACGTTATTGATTCCGGCCAGTTGCCAACTGCTCCTGGTCTTATTGGGGCCGCCAGAGGTGTTGGGCAAAGTGCTATCACCGGTCTAGCTAGCGGCTTGTCTAGCTTCGGCGTGGATAGCGATGGTCTTTCTGGCCTTGTTGACCAGACGCTTGGTTCCATCGTCAATCCACATTTGGCTCTGTTCTTCAGGGGCGTTTCTCTGAGAGAGCATCAGTTTTCCTGGGCCTTTGCACCTAGGAACGCCCAGGATTCTAGGAATCTCAAAGAAATATACTACCGCATCAAAAGAGCTGCCCTGCCTGCTTTCACCGCTAACGCTTCGAATACCACACTTGACTATCCGATGATGGTAAAGGTTAGAATATACGCCAAGGATGGAAAGGAACTCTATCCTTTCAAGATGTGCGTCATCTCCTTTACCAATATGAACTATGCTTCATCTGGGGTCCCGTCATTCCATGCTGATGGGGCACCAGTATTGCAGCAGCTATCTCTTGGATTCAAAGAAATCGAATACTTCACATCTGGTGATATTGGAAACGCACAAGGTACTGATTACCCAGACATAGATGGTCAATTCGCAAGCACTGCTCCAGGCCTTGATGAAGTAGATCAGTTTGGTGCTAATGTCGTCTCCCTTGTCAGAACAGCTCCAGACGCTGTAGCTAATACTGTTACGCAAATAAGCAGCTTCTTCTCTGAACCACCGGCTTAAGAACGAAAATTCAAATGGGCAAATATTTCTCTAAGTTTCCATCAATAAGCTATAACGGTCAGCTTGCAAAGAACATTCTATGCAGGCCGAAAATACTATACGATCGATTCAACTCGCCGAATGTATTCTACGATTACACACTGCCTGAAGAACAACGCGCTGATGTGGTTGCTAATGATTACTACGACGATCCAGATTACGCATGGTTAATCTACCTGTCCAACGGGGTAGTCGACCCATATCATGATTACTTCTTGAGCGAAACTGATTTCAATCTTTTCATTGTTAAGAAATATGGCTCGCTAAACGCTGCACAGAATACGATTCACTCTTGGGTGCTAAATTGGGCTGTGGATAAGCGAGAGCTTACTCCAGCAGCGTACGCTGCTTTGCCTGGTGCCCACAAGAAATATTGGAGGGCTGTCGTCACGGATATGTACTCAGAGCCAACGAAATACGTGCGGGCACGAGACACGCACTCCGTGGCCACGAATAGATCGGCTTTCATTTCCGTAGAAACACCGGCCGATTTTACAGTGGGTGCGTTTTTCACGGCGTTGGATGAGGACGGCGGCGAATATGCCGCTCAGGTCGAGACCATCTCTGGTACTACGGTCGGCATCAAGCATATTATGGGTTCCATCTCCGGCGACGCGTATGTTCAACCAGCTGACACTTTAGTCGAAGTGGTTAATATTGACCCAGCCGAATCTGGGTATTGGGCGGCCCTGACCTACTACGATTTCGAAGCAGCCGCGAACGCTGCCAAGCGAAACATTTCAATGGTCAATAAGCAAGTCGCCTTCCAGGTTGAGAAGGACTTGAAGAAGGTTATCAATCTGTAATGAAGAGTTTTAGGCCTGGTGATATTAAAATTCACTCGATGACGCTATGGTCATTGGATCGATCACGATCTGTTTCCAATATGCTCAAGCTAGTGAAGAATATCAAAATCTATGAATCGATCATGAACCCGGTGCTGACGGCAGTCTTTACTATATCCGACGCCATTGGTCTAGCCGAATCCTTTCCGCTCATCGGCGAGGAATACATTGAAATGGATATCGAAACGCCAGGCATGGATGACATCTTCACCATGCGGTTCGACGTCATCGAGATTCGAGACAAGCAGGAGGTTACAGAAGGCAAAGCTTCTGCCTACAACCTCTATTGTGTCTCAAAAGAGTTCCGCCGGAACATCCGCCCAATCAACGAAATCTACCCTGACGCAAACCCGATCGACATTCTTCAAAAGATGGTCACGGTGCTGCGGACCGACAAAGAGTTTTCCACGGGCGAAGGCGTGTACGCAAAGGTAGACTTCGATCTTACTGGACTCCGTCCGCTGCAGGCCATCGACAAAGTTCGTATGCTTACAAGGAATATCAACGAGTCTAGTTCAGCGTTCTGTTTCTTTGAGAATAAGCATGGCTTCAACTTCTTCTCTGTAGAGCAACTATTCAAAGCCGGAAAAACCAAAATCGGTGACAAGGTTTTCTTCTTTGACTCTGCTTCGAACCATTCAATTTACCAAAACAACTTCCGCCAGGTTATTGGCATGTCACGCTTAAGTGACACCAATGCCATGAAAGGCATGTTTGGTGGGCAGCTCAATGCCAAAATGAAAACCTTCGATATGCTAACAGGCGAGGTCACAGACAAATCATACAAGGATTCGGAATCATCAGCGGGGTTCATTTATGCTGATGATGACGCCGCATCTCTGCGTTCTTCTTCGGGGCAAGTTGAGGACGGTGAAGAGCCGTCCGCGTACCTGATGAATCTGATTGATTCTTCAAAATCTGATCCTGCTATTCATGAGATGATCATGGAACGTTCTTCGTACGTTCACAAGCTGGTTCAACAGCTATACCGGATTGAGATTTACGGGGATCTAGCTATCAATGCTGGGGACGTGATCGAGGTAAATATTCCAACGTCATCTGGCCTCACGAAGGGCGGGGAGAGCGAACCGCTTGACAGACGCTATTCTGGAAACTTCATGATCAGTCGTCTGGTTTCAAACATTTCCCTCATGGCTGCAACTCCAGTCCATTCGATGACATGTGAACTGATTAAGGGGAACCTGGTCAATGGCTAGAAGTAACCACATTAAAGCCCCGGCCGCCACGGGCGAGGACACGTTCTTCATTGCAATCGTAGAAGATCTGAATGACCCGCTGCAGCTTGGTCGTGTCAAGGTTCGCATCATTAACCAGAACGATACCGACACCCCGACTGCTGTTGACGATTTGCCCTGGTGCACCGTAGGACTTCCACTAACATCCGCATCACTAAACGGAGTCGGCACTAGCCCGACCTGGATAGAAGTTGGTTCGTACGTAATGGGAACGTACCTCGACAAGAAAACCAAGCGACAACCGTTCCTGCAGTTCACGTTCAACAAGATTCCAGAGAACGACATAAATAAGCATGACGTCTCGAAGCTGGCTCGTGGTGAAAACATAGTCACTAAAGAACCAATAGGACCAGAGCCAGAATCGGCCTTTGCAGCCAAGTATCCCCACAACAAGGTTATCACTACCCCGTCTGGCCACGTCATTGAGATTGACGATACTCCAGAAGCCGAGAGAATTCATGTGTTCCACAAAAGTGGAACGTACTTTGAAATTGACCACACGGGCCGCATGGTCCGCAAAGTGGTCGGTGATGATTATCAGCTTGTGGCTAACAACTCTGAGATTCACGTCGAGGGGAAAATTAACGTCTACATTAAGGGAAATGCCACCCTGAAGGTCGATGGAGATTACACCGCAGAGGTAGCCGGAACGTACACGGTTAAGTCCGGTGGAAATATGAAGTTTGAAGCCCCTAAGATTGATCTGAACGAATAATGACCAACTTCGTATTGCCAGGTGAAAAGTTTTACGTAATGTACGTGTCAGACGGCGTTGAGATTTCATACGCGGTCCCAGACATAACCGCTGAAACAGAAGACGTAACAGTTGCGCTGAATGGAATTGTTCAGCCGCCATATGATGTGTTCACTGTCCACCAAGGAAATCTGCGGTTCGTAGACGGTGCACCTATCAGTGGTTTTGTCATCACGATAAGGGCCTAAGATGCCCGGAGTGACTAGGGAGGCGGATCTGGCTGGAGGTGCCATCAAGGCTGGTTCACCAAACGTGTTTGTGAATGGCAAATCGGCAACTGTGGTAGGTACCGGCATTGAGCCACATGGTTCTTCGCCACACCGGGATGCAAAGCTGTCCGTTGGCTCCTCAACGGTGTTTGTGAATGGAAAGGCCCTGGTTAGGGCCGGTGATAAAGCGACTTGTGGTCATGCGGCCTCAGGCTCATCTAACGTTTCAGCCGGAGGCTAACAGTGGCCAGCCAAGATTTCTTGACACCCAAAAACCAACCGACCTACTCTGACATATTCATTAACCTGAATATGCATCCTGGGAATAATCAGCTAGCGCGTCACACGAACGAGAACGCAGTCAAACGCTCTATTAAGTCACTCGTCTTGACGGCCCCAAATGAGCGCTTGTTCCAACCGGACATCAAATGTGAAATCCGCCGGGCACTGTTTGAACCTATGGATGCTATCATGGCCACGACGATTAAGACTCTGATCGAGCAGGTCATCAAGAACCACGAGCCCCGAGCCAACCTCCTTGATGTTATTGTCAAACCAGACTACGACAATCAGGCATACGAAGTAACCATTCTTTTTGCCATGATAAATATCCCTGACCCGGTCCAACTGTCCCTCAAGCTTAACAGAATCAGATAATGGCAGCAAATTCTTCTATCATCCTCACGGAGCTTGACTTCGCAAACCTAAAGGAGTCCCTCAAGGCCTCCATGAAGGCGCAGAGTCTCTTCCGCGACTATGATTTCGACGGGTCGAGTATTAACGTTCTCCTGGATGTTCTAGCGTACAACACCTATCAGAACGCTTTCTATCTGAACATGACCGGTTCTGAAATGTGGTTAGACTCTGCGCAGCTGCGCGACTCTGCTGTATCTCACGCCAAAGAGCTGAACTACATTCCTCGCTCTTTCGTTTCAGCCGAAGCCACTGTCAACCTGACGATCACACCAACCGACACCAGCCAAGCTACGATCCTCATTCCTAAAGGTTCGACATTCACTGGCCGCAACGGTCCAGATAGCTTTGCATTCACTGTCGACAAGAACACCCTGGCTTATCGCGAGGGTTCCGTGTATGTGGCAAACGACGTGATCCTGTATGAAGGATCGTACGTCACCGAGAGCTTCATTGTTGACAATTCGCGGGAGGTCGCCTCCTACCGGATCGCCAACAAGAACGTCGATATTAGATCTCTGACAGTATCATCGATCGAAGATAACGGCGCCAACATCATCGAGTATGTGAAAGCTACGTCCCTGTTTGGGCTGACGGAAGCATCCAAGGTCTTCTTTGTTCAGCCGGCGATGTCGGACTTCTATGAAGTCATCTTTGGCGACGGCGTGACAGGCAGACAACCAAAGGATAACTCGGTTATCCTGATTGAATACCGCACATCAAAAGGCGAATTGCCAAACGGCATTAACAATTTCAAGCTCGATTCGACCCTCATCGGCGTCACCTCTGTTGCTGTCGAGGTAACGCAGTCTGCTGCTGGCGGAGCTATTTCCGAATCCATCGAGTCTATCAAGTTCAATGCTCCTCGGGCTTTCACGACACAAGAGCGTGCCGTCACTGCTGAGGATTATGAAAACCTCCTGCGCATGAACTTCCCAGAAGTTAACGTTGTTGCAGCGTACGGCGGCGAGGAAGCTGATCCGCCACAATACGGTAAGGTTGTGCTGTCCGTTGACATCCAAGGATTTGATGGTTTGCCGAAAGCCAAAGAGGAAACATATCGCAGATTCTTGAAGGAGCGGGCGCCGCTCTCGATCGATCCGATTTTCATTCAGCCAGAATTCATCTATCTGGCCATTGAATCTCTGGTACGTTATAACATCAATCTGACTGGCCTGACCCAATCCGATATCACCTCACTGGTGGTATCCGCTATTCTGAACTACAAGACTGTTGAACTAAGCGACTTCAAAACCACGGGGCGCTATTCGAAAATTGTCGCGGCCATTGATGATTCCCATAGCTCTATTGTCTCCAACGAAACCCAAATCCTGGCAGCCAAATATGTTAAGCCGTCTTTGGGCCGTAACGTTACATATGACATAAACTTCTACCAAACCCTTACGCAGCCAACTGTTCCTATGGCCGAATCCGTTACGGACTACAAAGCGGCTGCTGTTTATTCAAATGCGTTCACTTCTTCAAATAAAACCTGCTACATCATGGATGACGGCGTTGGGTATCTGCGCCTCGTTTCTATAAATGAGCAGGGCAAATATGTCAAGCTCAAGAATATCGGGACCATTGATTACGTAACGGGCCGCCTGCAAATTTCTAGCCTCCTCATTACACAAATGCTTGACTCAGCGTCTCTCAAAATGTATGCGAAGACAACCCTCAAAGACATCACCTCTACCAAGAATGTCATCCTGACCATCAATGAAGAAGACATTGCTGTCAGCGTAGAACAGATTAGAGAATAATGAAGCCAACAGAAACGGCAATTTCGCAGTACATTGAAGGCCAGTTCCCATCGATCTTCAGGGAAGAAGGACCTGTACTTGTACAATTCGTGAAGGCTTACTACGAGTGGATGGAATCTACTGGTCAGCCGCTGTATCATGCCCGTCGTCTTCCATCGTATAGAGACATCGACACGACCCTTGAGCAGTTCGTGACGTACTTCAAACTGAAGTACCTGCCAAATATTCAGTTCACGACTTCATCTTCTAAGCGACTGTTCATCAAGAATGCCCTTGACTTCCATAGGTCCAAGGGTTCTTCTCGTTCTGTCGAGTTGTTCTTCAAGCTCATCTATGGGGTGTCCGCGCACATCTACTATCCAGCAGATGATATGTTCAAGCTTTCGGATGGCCGCTGGGTTATTCCCACGTATCTCGAAATCTCACCCTCACCACGAAGCAAGGACTTTGTTGGTAAGCTGATTACTGGTGTTGATTCGCTCGCCATTGCTTTTGTTGAATCGTACAATCGGGTTCGCGTCAAGGGCAAATACGTCGAAGTGTTTTACCTATCCGATCTCAATGGCGTGTTCACAGACGGCGAACATATCAAAACGGACGTTCTTTATGCCGATTGCCCCAAGGTAGTTGGATCCGCTTCTTCATTTGAAATTGTAGTTGGCGGCGCCGGGTTCTTCCTGGGTGAACGGGTTGGAACTATTTCTGACAATGGCCAGTTTGCTACTGGAATCGTTAGAGAGGTCGGAGATATTATTGGTGCTGCCAATATCGAACTCATCAGTGGTGGGTACGGTTATAACTCCACGTCTGAAATCATTATTTCTGACAAGAGCCTTTTGGTCCGTGGTCTATCGAACGGGGTGTTCACGCCCCTGTCGACGGTTCAACAGCTTTACGCAAACGGAGATGTCGCGTCGAATGCGACTGTCGTTGGATTTAGTCGTACCCACACCATTAGCGGTACTGTCCTAACCGGAATCGTTCAGCTCGGTCAGGTGCTGACTCAGGGGGATACCTGGGGAGTCATCAGTGACATCAATCGTCTGGGTAGTGCGATCACAGTTGAAGTCACAGAGGTGAATAGGTACTTCGCTTCTGGAGTGGCAGCAAACACGTCTACTGGATCTATCAACGTCGGCACATACGCCGCTCTTGTTGGTATTTACGATATCACTGGTCCAGGGACCTTTGCGGCAAACTCCGACATTGTCGTCGTGGGCTCTTCTCTCGAAGGCGTCATTCAGGTTAGCGCATCGACGTCGAACGCAATGTCATTCAGCTTTGCCTCTAACACGAGGTTCACTAATCAGCGCACCGCCAACGTCGGTCTTGATTACATTCTCCCATACGCCAACGTGGCGCTCAATGCGAATGCGTACGGTCTCACCAAAAACGTCACAGCCAACTCTGCTTCGTTGATGATTACCGGCCTGCGGTTTGAAGATCGTATGTACGGAACCATTTCTAACTCAGCGATTGTTTCCCTTTTCTCGGGATCCGGATACACGAGAGAGCCATTCGTTTTGATTAGGGAGCAACTACCATACGACCGCCGCCTGCGGAAATATGAACTGCTTGTTGGTACGCAAACCGGCGGTTTCATCGACGGTGAAAAGCTGGTTACAGGAACCGCCAACACAGAGACGGGTGCCGTTTATCTAAGCCCGGATCCTATTGTGGGCCTCGTCATCTCCTCTGTTCCGGATGTGTCCGTTCGCGTTGACCGACTAAGCGTTGACCAACGCTTCTATGAACATGATGCTGCCAACTACATGATCATTGGAGAGCAATCCGGTGCCACAGCCAGAATCTTGAAGGCTAATAATTACGATGATGATTTCATCAACTACGTAGGCCTTAATGCAGATATTCGTGCCGAGGTCTTTGCCGCTGCAGGAAGAGTGGAACGCATACTCCTGGAAACCTCGGGTTACGGCTATGAAGATGGTGAAACCCTGACCTTCTTCTCTTTGGATGATCCATCTAAATCTGGGCTGGCGTCCGTGTCGACTGATACCCACGGCGTCGGTGCTGGTTACTATCTGACCAATGGCGGTCTTCCTTCAGGCCGGACCTATTTCCAAGATAATGATTATTACCAAGAGTTCTCATACGAAATCCAGACCACAATTCAACAAGATACATACAAGCAGATGTTCGATCAAGTCCTTCACGTTGCCGGAACTAAAGGGTTCTCATCGTATCTGTCCATCGAAAACGTACTCTCCCCGCTCAGCGTCGCTGAGTCTACTATAGAAGTGGTATAATGTCCCTCCTTAAACTGACAGATGACTTCAAAGTAAATCAGGCAGAGCAATTCCTAGAGAGCTTCTCCGAAACGGACAAGTCCTTCTACTACATGTTCTTCGGTCGCCATATTCCTTGGACAAACGGAGCCGTGCCCGATGTGGAGGTTTCCGCCCAGGTGACGGATATTGACACATACAACCACATGATCTTTGCTAAGAGAATTGCCGACACTGATGTTTGCCTATCCATTCCTAGAATCGACTGGGTAACGGGAGTTGTCTATACTCAATACGACCATAGAACCGAAGACCTAAAATCCGAAAACTTCTATGTTGGCGTGATTGAAGGCGACAATTATAATGTATTCAAATGCCTATACAATAACAACGGCGCTACTTCGACTGTGGCTCCTTCCTTTGCTGCGTTTTCGCTAGTAGAAACTGCGGACACTGAAACATACGATGGCTTTTATGAAACTGCTGATGGTTATCAGTGGAAATACATGTACACCGTCGGGGACGAGACCTTCACTAAGTTTGCATCGAACTCATATGTTCCGTTGATTGCAAACACAGAGGTGAGTGATTTCGCTGTTGGAGGCGCTATCGACGTCGTCCAAATCGAAACGGCTGGATCTGGTTACAACAACTTCTTTGCTGGTGAGTTTGCGCTGGGATCTGATATCGGATACCTTGGTAACACCACGTACTTTGGTGTGAGAACCGCTAACAACGTATCTCCATCTGCTGCGAACGGGTTCTATACCGGATGCATCATGAAGATCACGGCCGGCCGCGGCATGGGCCAATTCCGCACGGTTACTGATTACATCAATAATGGATCTGCCCGCTATGTTATTTTGGATGATGCCTTCACGATTCTTCCCGATACTACTTCTACCTTTGAAATATCTCCTAAAGTCACCATTTTAGGCCGAGCCACTTCTAATGCCGTCGGCCGTGCTATTTTGGGCACGGGCAATAGCGTCATTCAAGTTGAGATGCTCGACCGAGGCGCTGGATACTTTACGGCATCGGCAGTGATCGAGCAGTCCAACGTGGCTGTTGAATCCAATACTGCGGTCCTAGTCCCTATCATCCCGCCTAAGGGTGGTCATGGATTTAACCAAACCACAGAGCTTGGCGCACACTGGGTGACCATCAGCACCACGGTTACCGGCACAGAAAACGACGTTATCCCAACTGGTCAGAGTTTCGCACAAGTCGGCATCATCAAAGATCCGATGTTCTCTAATGTTGAACTGACGACTGTCAAGTACTCCAACAATGCTACCGCTGGCCGTGATGGCGGATTTGTCGAGGGTGAAACTATCATCGTCTTTGACCCGGTCCGCCAGGCCGGATCTGTATCGGTTGTCTCTGGAAACACATTCATCGTATCGACGAACACGACCCTCCTGTCTATGGATGTTCACCTTTTCCCACACGACAGGGCTTTCGTTTGTGCGGCCAATGGATCTGAATGGTTTGTGTCCACAATCGTATCGTCCAATGCGACACACTTGGTAATGCAAGAAAGCTGCCCGTTCACGGATAATGCTGCTGTCTTGCACAAGTCTTATTCAAACACATCAGCTATTCACGTTGAATCCGGGCCAACATATTCATATGTAACGAACGCAACTCCATTCTTTGCTAACAACGATTCTATTATCGGGCTAACGACGTACTCTACAGCAGTAATCACCGCTATGGAAATCAACAACAACACTATCAATGACTTCAGTGTTGTGAAGCAACTTTCTTCCATTGCTATCTCCAGCCCGCTCTCTACCTTTACCGCTGATGAGTATCTGGCCGATGCTGATGAAGTGAACTCTTGCTACTTCCATTCGTACGCCAATGCTTCCCACATCTATGTTACTGGCGTTGTTGGTGATATGGCGGCTGGAACTATTCTTCGTAACCCAACTACGTCTGCATCCATTGTTGTGGCTAATAAATACAACGGTGAGCTTGTCCCAGAGTCTGGTTCAGTCATTTATGTTGAGAACCATGAGCCTGTTTCACGT